GCAACTTCAGCATCAAAGAAAATTTCTGATGTAATCAGTAAAACAGGTAAGGAGGAACCTAAAGTGAAACAAGGAAGTTCAGGAGAGGCTACTCCCGGTGAGAAAGAGAAACTTGCTGCTGGAGATGAGGTTGAACATGATGGTGATGAACTTGCCGAAGATAAGAAGTTAACCAAAGCACAGCATCTTGAAAATATCGCAAAGATGAAGAAAGCAGACATTGAAGAGATGTTGGCTAGTCATGCTGGGAAACTTGAAGAAACAGAGAATGCTGAGACTGAGGAAGCACTGAAGAAACTTGAAGCTTCCAAAGCAGACATTGAAGAGAAGATTAAGAATATCTCTGTTAAGGAAGATGTTGAAGCTCTTATAGAAGGTGAAGACCTTTCAGAAGAGTTTAAAGAAAAGGCAGCCACAATTTTTGAAGCTGCAGTTAAATCTAAAATACGGTCTGAAGTAGAACGTATGTCAAAAGATTATCATGATACGAAAGAACAAGAAATAGATACCTTCAAAGAAGAGCTTACTGAGAAGGTAGATACTTATCTCAACTATGTTGTAGAGGAATGGACCAAGGAAAATGAGTTAGCAATCGAGCGTGGATTAAAAGGTGAGATTGCAGAAGACTTCATTTCTGGACTGAAACAGTTGTTTGAAGATCATTATATTGATGTTCCAGACGAAAAGTATGACGTTCTGGAAGCACAATCTGAAAAGATTTCCGAATTAGAAGAGAAGTTAAATGAGACAATTCAAAAAAATGTTGAACTTAATAACTCTACGAATAATCTAGTTCGTGAACAGGTTATTTCTGAGGTTTCCGAAGATTTAGCCGACACAGAGATTGAAAAGTTCAAAGACTTAACGAAAGACGTTGAATTTGGTGATGAAGAGTCCTTCCGAGACAAACTTGATGTTCTGAAGGAAAGTTATTTTCCGAAAATGCAGACGTTAACAAGTACAAGAACATTTGATGATGAAGATGGTAGCACCGCACAGGACGTTGATACGACAGATACGATGGGTAAGTATATGTCTGCTATCAGTCGTAATCAAAAGGCGAGTGCAAAACAAACATTATAAAAGATGTAAAATAAAAAGGAGAAACAAATGTTTCAAACAGAACATCTACAAGAAAAGTGGCAGCCAGTCCTAGATCATCCTGATCTTCCTAAGATTGAGGATTCTTATAAGCGGGCGGTTACTACTCTTATTCTTGAAAACCAAGAAAAGGCTCTTAGAGAGGATAGAAGTTTCCTTTCAGAAGCAGCTCCAACTGTTAGTACAGGTGGACAATTTGATACATGGGATCCAATTTTGATCTCATTGGTTCGGCGTGCAATGCCTAACCTTATTGCTTATGATGTATGTGGTGTGCAGCCAATGACAGGGCCGACTGGTCTTATCTTTGCAATGCGGTCTACATATTCCTCAATGGACGGCGCAGAAGCCCTTGTTGATGAAGCAGATAGTGGTGTCTCTTCTGATGATGCTGCTGGTGATCTTACTTCATCTGCAATGACAGGCAGTAACCCTGCTATTCTGAACGATAGTCCTGCTGGTACTTATTTAAGTCCAACTGGTATGACTACTGCTCAGGGTGAAACTTTGGGTGATACTACTACTAACGCTTTTGCAGAGATGGCATTCTCAATTGAGAAATCAACTGTTACTGCTGTTAGTCGTGCCCTAAAGGCCGAGTATACAATGGAACTTGCTCAGGACTTGAAGGCAATTCACGGTTTAGATGCAGAAACAGAACTTGCTAATATTCTTAGTTCTGAAATTCTTGCTGAAATCAATCGTGAAGTTATTCGTAGTCTGTATATCACCGCTGTTAAGGGTGCTCAGGTTAACACAACTACTGCTGGTATCTTCGATTTAGATACCGACTCAAATGGTCGTTGGTCAGTTGAAAAGTTCAAGGGTCTTATGTTCGCAATTGAACGTGATGCCAACGCTATCGGTGAACAGACTCGTAGGGGTAAAGGTAACATGCTTATTTGTTCAGCAGACGTTGCTTCTGCTCTTCAGATGGCTGGTGTACTTGATTATACTCCTGCTCTTAACAACAAC